TGTCAGGCTGCTGGGCGTTGATCCACTTCCTTCATTCGACGCGGTGTGCCGATGGCTAAGGCAGCGAAACAACAAAGCGTAGCCGCGTCCGTTGCGGACCTCGCGACGGACGACCGGCTCCAATCCGACGCCGAGCTCGCCCGCCTGCGGGCTGAGAACGCGAGCCTGCGCGGGCGTTACAAGGCGTCCCTCGCGGCGCTGGATGCAGAAAAGGCGAGGGCGGCGACTCTGGCCGGGCTGGGTCGGATCGAAGGGAAGGTATTTCGCAACAAGCCGGCCGGCAAGTCGCGGACGACGGCCACGGCGATCGCCGTGCTGTCGGATTGGCATGTCGAGGAGACGGTCACGCGCGAGCAAACCAGCGGCGCCAATCGGTTCGACCTCGCCACGGCCGACGTGCGAATTGCGGAACTGGCCGAGCGGCTCGCAATTCTGATCGAGCACGAGCGCCGGCTGGTCAAAATCGACCGGATCGTGCTGGCCTGTCTTGGAGACTTTATTTCCGGCCATATCCACGAGGAACTGGCCGAAACCACGAGCCTTGCCCCGATGGAGGCGATGCGGTGGGCGGCCGCCCGGCTCCGCGGGCTCATCGACATGGCGGCCGACATGGCCCGGGAAGTGATTGTCGTCACCCAGCCGGGCAATCACGGCCGGTCGAATCACGGCAAGCCGCGGATGGCGACCGAGCACCAGCATTCCTTCGAGCAAAACGCATATCTGATGATGCGGGAGGCCGAGGGCCGGCGAAACGTCCGCTGGGACATCGCCGAGGGATACCTAGGCTACCTCGACCTCGACGGGTTCACTGTCCGCTACCACCACGGGCATTCGATCGGCCGGTATCAGGGCGGCATCGGCGGGATCACCATCCCGGCCAACAAGGCGATCGCCGCCTGGAACCGCTCGCGGCGCGCGGACCTCGACCTGTTTGGGCACTGGCACCAATGGGGATGGCTCCGCGGCCGGTACGTTTCAAACGGCAGCCTCGTGGGCATGAACGCATTCGCCCTGCGCATCCGGGCCGAAGCCGAAGCCCCGTGCCAATCGCTCGTCATCGTGGACGGCGAGCGGCGTGAATGCACCCGTGCCATGCCGGTGTGGTGCGACCGCGATCTGAGGAAGCGGCCCGATGCTTGACGAGTCATACGTCGAGGACTGCGTCCGGCGGGCGCGATGCTATCAGGGTGCGTGGACCGGGTCGGCCGGGTCGGTGGCTGCAGATTCCATGCGGCTAGTGATGGAACGGAGGGAACTGTTGGAGACGATCGACAAGCTGAACGACGAAAACGCGGCCCTGCGGCGGGCGGTCGAATCCCGCCAGGCACCGCGGCCTGCGGCAGTGCAGGAAGGGCCGGTCCCGGTCAGTGGCCCGGACCCCGACATGCTGCTCGCCGCGTGGGAGGCCGTCAAACGGAGGACGAGCCCGGCGGTGATCGCCAGGCAGTCCTACGGCGGCAGCGTTTCCCGTCTCGTTGGCATCACCGGCCCGGCCGGGGCCGGAAAGACGCTCGTGGCGTCAATGGTCCCCGGGGCGCTCGTCATGCAGTTCGCGGACCCGCTCTACGCGATGCTGGCAGTCATTACCGGCCTGCCGGAAAACGTCTTGCGGCATCCGGCGGTCAAGTCCCGGCCGATCGAGTGGCTGGGGAAAACGTCGCGGGAACTGCTCCAGACCCTCGGGACCGAATGGGGCCGGGAAACCGTGGCAAGGGACATTTGGGTCCATATTGGCATGGACCGTGCCCAAGCCGCGTTTGATGCCGGCATTCAGACCATCGTCTTCGCGGACGTGCGGTTCGAGAACGAGGCGCAGGAAATCCGCCGTCGCGGCGGGGCCATCTGGCACGTCGCCCGCCCGGGCGTGGGCCGGGACGGCCATTTGTCAGAGGCCGGCATTGAGATCGCTCCGGGCGACTCGGTGATCGAGAACAGCAGCACGCCGGCCGCCCTCCGGAAGCTGGTTGAGCGGCTATGGGAGCCCGGTGAACAGGCGTACAATGGGGAATAGGAGGACGTGGGACGTGATCGACCGGGCGCGGACAAGCGAATGTCAGTTCCGTCGCTCCGGTGGTGGCCGCGAGGAGCTCGCGCCACCGAATCACGGCGGCACGCACGTTCACTATTCCAGCCGGGAACGCGTCGGGATCGGCTGCATCACGTCGCGACCGAGGCCGACGATTACGTTCTTCGAGCAACTGGCATTTGAACTGAAGTGCTCGGTCGAGACGGCCAAGCAACTCTACTCGCAAGGGCTGGTGAAATAATGGCAACGACACTGACCGTCAGCGGCTCGGCCCGCACGACCTACTCGCTCTCCGATGCTCCGGCCCTTGGGTCGGCCGCCGAAAGCGTGGAGTTGCGTGTCACGAGGACGGTGGACAACGGCACTGGCTCCGGGCAGGCGAACGCCGCGTGGCGGAACCGGGTCACGATCGCGGCCGGCCAGGTGTATTCGTTCGACCTGACGGACCTCGGGGCAACGGTCTTCGGCTTTGGCGGCAGCGTGTCGCTCACCAAGCTGAAAGAGCTGTTCGTCGTGTGCAACACGACGCAGTCTGGTGCCCACGTCCTGTGGGGCGTCATCGGTCCGGCCGACACGTCGGCCTATGCCGCCCGGATCGGCCGGGGCGGCGAATACCGCTGGGCCGACTACCAGGACGGCATTACGGTCACGAACAACACGAACGACGTGATCTACGTCGCCAACCCGTCGGCAATGGCGGTGGAACTCGACATCCTGCTCGTCGGCGTCGGCACCTACTCGGACACCTGACTATGGACGACAACAGCGTGACCATTCAAGACCTTTACGCGCGCGTGCAGTGGTTCATCGACACGGCTCGAACCAAGGCGAGTGACGGGCTGACCTGGGGCGAGTTTGGCGAACTGCTCACGGCTCTCATCCGGTTGGCCGCCGAGACGCTCGACGCCGTGACGGGCATGACCGGCGCAGCCAAGCGTGCCGCCGTGATCGAGGCCGTCGGCATGCTATTCGACGCCGTTGCCGACCGCTGCGTGCCGATGCTCGCCTATCCGCTCTGGCTGGTGGTCCGCCCAGCCGCCCGGGCGCTCGTGATCGCGATTGCCGGCGGCATCCTAGAGCAAGTTCTGCCGCTCACGAGGGCCGCCAAATGATCGTTCTACTGCTCATCCTCGCCGCCGGCGCGTTTGCGTTTGCGGATCAGATCAAGGCTCTCGCGCAGAAGGTGGCGCTCGCCAATCCGCCGGCCGTCTCGACGCGGCACCTGGCTGCGGCTGCCCTTGTGGCGGCTGCGGCGGTGGCGTTCGCGTGGCCGGGCGCCGAGGAGTCGCCGCCGCCGCAACCCGTGCCGTCGGTCCTGTCCCTCGCCGGGAAGTTCACCAGCGCGGCCGATGCAGCGATTACGGCCGGCTTGACGGCCGAATTGGCCGACGAACTGGAGTGGGACGGCCAGCAACCGGACCCGGCAATCAAGACGGGCCAACAGATCGAACTGCTCCGCACGCGAGCCCGGGAGCTGCGGTGTGCCGGCGAGCACCTTGGCGAACGGAACCCGGCAGCCCGCGAGGCAATCGGGGCGTTCCTTGACGCGAAGGCAGGCAAGGCCGGCGGCAACCTGACGGCGGCCTCTCGGTCTGCTTGGGTGGAAGCCTTCCGGCAGATCAGCAAGGCCGCGGCGGAGGCCGTGCAGTGAGCCCACGCGTCCGCCTCGGCCTGCTCCTCGGCCTTCTCGGGATCGCTGTTGCGTCCGTCGGCTACGCGCTGCTTGGTGCGGCACGGCCCATCGGGGCAGGCCAGTACGGCTATCTGCCCGATCCGGTCGGCACCCGGCAGTTTCTTGCTGAGCTCGACCGTCCGACGTTCGCCGAGGCCGGCCGCGAGGCGATGGACAGGGCTCGCGGGGTGGACACGTTCCTCTATCGGTTCACCGATCAGGCTCACCGGGCCAAGTACGGCGGTCCGTGGCAATGTTGGGACCAGGGAGACGCCGGGACGTGCGTCTCGATGGCGTTCGGCCTTGGCTGCCAGACGGCCCTCGCGGTCGATTGGGCGGTCGCGGGAGCCAAAGGCGAGCCCCCGGCCAACGTCGCCACGGAGCCTGTCTACGGCGGCTCGCGAACGGCCGGGCGGATGCCTCCGCTGACGGTCAATTCCGGCGGGGACGGCTCATACGGTGCGGCGGCCGCCCGCTGGGTC